AGCGAGTCGAAGTGCGTGCGCAGGCTATAGGTCATGGCGTCCTCAGAGGCCGCCGGTAGCCATGAACTCGGCACGCGCATTCTATGCCTTCCCGCTCATGGGTCAATCTTCCTCTTCTTCGCGTTCTTCCCAGGCCTGGCAGGCGCGCAAGTCGTGGCAGACGAATTCGAGTTTTTCGCAGTAGCCACGGAAGCCGGCGCCGACGTCCCAATCATTCCATGGGATGCGGTCCATCTTGAGCTGCGCGTCCTCGCTGTTGTCGTAGTACTCGCAGTTCGAGCACCGCCTGCGCCTCGCCTCGGCCTCGTTGACGTGCATGGCCTTGCCAAGCGCCACCCAGTAGACCTTGTTCGCGCCGCGCTCGTTGCTCGGCTTCTCAGGCCCGAGCATCCAGTCGCGGATGGCGATGCGCGTGTTTTCGCGGTTTTCGCTGGCAGTGATGAACGGCTCCTCGTCTGGGATGCCACCCATCTCCATCATGAACAACGGCATCTTGGCGTAATCCATCATGTGATCTCCCTGCCGCTGACACGCAGCGTGAGCGCCGTGGCATTGCTGGCGATGGTTGAGATGAACGAGCCCGACTCCAGCGCCTGGCCTACCAACTCGGGGCAAGTGTAGGTCTCACCAGGCACCACCGTGCGGTCGTCAATGACGAGGTTTGAGTTGCCAGCAGAGCCTGCCGCTGTGACGAGGTTCACGCTGAATGTGCGGTTCACCGTGTCCGTGTTTGTCACCGTGGCCTTGTCGATGATGGCCCTGGCTGCCGTGGCGGTGTACTGCGTGGTCTGCGTGGCCTCCATCTGCTTGGGAGGAACGAGAACTTTGACGGTGACGGTCATAATGAGAATTCCTTTCAGCGTAAATTTTTACGGCCCGGCGTCGCGCCATGCGCCACCAGAGTAGAAATACATTTTATTATTCGTGGTATTTACAACGATAGGTGCCATACCCGTGATAGCCGTTGGCGTTCCAGTCGGCGTACCGGCACAAGTTGGGACATATAGAAAGCCGTCTGTTGCAGTGGTAGAGAGTGCTGCTTGAGCACCAGCAACAAAACTACCTGCGCTTGTAATGCGGGCGCGCTCGGTGGTGTTTGTGCCAAAGATCAATGATCCCGTGGTGTACTGCTGCACCACGCTCATGTCGTATGGGCTGTTATTGTCGAAGTAGATCTGCCCGTATGTTGTGCCGCCGTTGGCAAAGTTGATGCCGGTTTTGATTGCGCCCGTGCCGTCCACCGTCATCTGCTTCATTGCAGTAATGGAAAATGCGTGTACGCGGGCAGTTGGGCTAGTGATACCTACGCCGAGCTCCCCGTCAGCATCCAACGTCATCGCCTGCGTGAAGCTGATCACGTTGCCTGCAGTGCCAAGGGCTGCAATCTTAAATCGAAACGCGCCCCCAGACTGCTCCAAAATGCTTGCAGAATTTGAACTTATATAAATGTGATTTGTGCCGTTGTAGTAAGCATTAAAGCCATAACCAGCACCATATGCGTCAGCACTTGATGCGCTGGTATACGAACCAATTTGAAGTGCCCTTGCATTCGTTGTACTCCAAGCACTCGGTGTCACCCCAAGTCCAGCGTTGCCAATAGAATCAATGCGTACACGCTCCACGCCGTTGGTACTCAATGCCAATGTATTTGCGGAAGGAAGATAAATGCCGTCACCGGCAGCCGTTCCACCCGTTGGAATCAACTTAGTAGCCGATGATGTGCCAGTGGTTGAGAAATTCGTTCCATCAAATGTCAATGACGCGCTTGTCGTAACTATCTTGCTGGCGTTGAGATACAAGACAGAATTAGCCAACAATCCTGCGAGGTTGAAAATGCTGTTGAGTGCATCCAGCGCCTGAATGGCCTTCTGCTCTGCTGCCGTGCTTTGAATGGCGGCATCCTGGGCCACGGACGCTATCTGGTCAAGTGCCTGTTGTGCCTTGGCGTCAGCCTGGAACGCCACATCCTGCGCCAGCGTGGCCGCAGCATCCAGAGCCTCAACTGCCTTTTGGTTAGCGGCGCTTGAGTTGACAGATGCCTCTTGCTCAACCTGTGCGATCAGGTTGAGTGCTTCTACAGCCTTCTGATATGCCGTCGTGCTCTGAATGGCAGCATCTTGGGCCACAGTCGATATGGAATCCAGCGCCTCAACGGCCTTCTGATCTGCGTTGCCGGCCGTGATTGCTAGATCACTCAGGGTAGTCGGCTGCAGAGAATCAACGAGCGCAAACAGCCGCTCAAACTGCTTGATCTGCTCATGATCCTGCAGGAACGACGCGAGCTGGTCCCGCGTGAGTCGGAGGCTAGACGTGGCCATGTCAGTACAGCGTTGGCTCTAGCCGCGCCTCAAGGCGGATGAACGACAGATGCGCGTCAGAGTCGCCCCGGAACCGCTGCATGCGGAAGTTGCGCATCGCGCCCTGCCGGAACCAGACCATGCGCTTCTTGGTGTTGCCGATGGTGCCTGCGGTGATGTACTTGTCCTGGCTCCAGCTCATGCCATCGAGCGAGTAGCTGGTGCTGATCTGCGGGTTCGTGCCAAGCGCCACGCGACCAGTGAGCGAGACGAGTTCGAGTTCGTGGAAGATCACGCCCTTTGACTCGTTGTAGACGATGGCCGTCCCGAATTCCCAGCGCACTGTCTGACCCCAGTGCTCGCCCACCGTGCCTGTCAGATAGCCGATGGCGCTCGACTGCGGATCGCCCACCAGCCAGCGGTTGTAGGCCCAAACCAGATTGCGCGCACGGTACTGCGCGAAGCCCACGGTCGTGCTGGTCAGCGTGAACCAGATGTACTGTTTGACGGCCTCGCTGGCCGATGCGTCAAAGACCAGCGTGCGATCCGGCAGATGCACATACAGATGCTGGTGCGCCTTGTCGTTGCGGGCCTCCAGCTTGACCTGCGAAAGTTGCGCGTCGGTGTAGGTCGCCAGGATGCGGTCCACCTCATCGGTGCTGATCTTGGTGGCCGTGGCATTGGCACCCAGGTAGATGCCAGGCTCCTCGTTGCGGCCACTACCGAGGAACGCGATCTGCTCCTGAAACACGCAGCACGCAAAGGTGCCAACGGCGCCCTTTTGGACTTGAGCGCCGTCAATGCGCTGGAACGGGAACAGCTCGCCACCTACGTTGTCGAAGACCTCGATGGTGTGCGTGTTGATCGCATAGACCTCGTTGCGCAACTTGACCAGCGCCACCACAGGATCAGGGTCGGCCTCGCTGGAGCCATACTTGAGCGGGTTCACGGCAAACGGGTTCGACAACTCAGTGACCACCAGAAACTCGCCGTCAGTGGTCATCCAATAGCCATCGACCCAGCACATATCGACCACCGTGCCGAGGTCGGGGTCGGTGTTCTGCGCGAGCACATAGGTGGCAGGATTCCAGAACCACAAGTTGCCGGCCGATGCGATGCCCAGCAGGTCGAAGCTGTAGTCCAGCGTCACAAGCTGGCCATCGGTGCCCACGTCACCCAGGATGGTCACGGTTCCGACGCTGCTGACAGTGACGAGCTTGCTGCCCATCACGCGGTAGACGATGCCATTCCACTCGATGCCGCCGCGATCCGTTCCAGGCCCGGTGCCGTTGGCCACGATGCCATCACCAGGCCGCAGGAAGGAATCGCTGATGCCAGACGGCACGGGCGTCGGCACCATGTTCACCGGGTACGAGGTCCGAATGTCCGGCCCGTTGTCGGTGTAGATGCCTGAGAGGATGGGGATTTGCATGTCAGCAGTTCCAGGCCTTCAGGGCCAGCGCCTTGCGGGTAGGCTTGCCCTTCTCGTCCTTCATCGGCCCAGGCATGCCACCCATGCGAGCGCAGAACGACTTGCGCCGCGCCGCGTCTTTCTCGTTCTTGGGGTTTGGTGCCGGAGGCTTCAGATTCATGCCCTGCGCCTTCGCAGACGCCCGACCCTTGGCGTTCAATCCACCCTTGGGGTTCTGGCCCTCCTTGCGGGTCCAGGCGGGCGTCTTGGCCATATCAACGCAGGCCCCGGCCCGAGATGATGTGGATCGAACCGCCACCAGCCGGCGCGATGTACGCCACCGTGCGCTCGGTCTTGCCCTTGCTGAGGCTGACCTGCGCGCTGGGCGGCAACGGGAAGTCTGCCGTGGTGGCAGTCTGGGAGCCCTCGCCCACGCGCACGTAGGTCAGAACGGTGGTGCTCAGGTTCGTGATGACCACGCCCTCATCGGCCGTCGTGAGCGTGCTTGATGCAGAGGTCGCGCCAGGCGAGACGACAAGGCCCGTGCCGTAGGCTGGGCAGAAACTTTCGTAGGTTGACGACATGGTTTTGTCCTCGTTGATCAGGCGATGCGATACCAGGAGTTGGTGGGCTGGTAGAACCTCATGCGGAAGAAGTCCTCCGCAGCCAGCGTGGCAGGATCACCGTAGGCCGCTGCTGCGCCGTTGAGCGCCAGCGTGAACGCCGTTACCTGCTGCGTGGTCGTGATCAGAATCTCGGTGCCATCGGGCGTCGATGTGTTCAGCGGGAGCGTGACGGTGCCAGTGGCCAGCGTGCCAGCGGGCTGGATCAGAATCCACTGCTGCTGGCTCACAGGCGTGGGCGCCGCGATGTTGAAGCCGGTGCCAGGCGTGTAGAGGTTCGTCGCCATCGTGGGCGCTGCGAACTGCTGCTGGAAGAATGTCAGCAGCGCCGACATCGGAAGGCGGCGAGCGTCGCCCGTGTTTGGCGCGTACACCGCGAGTTGATCGCCGGCAGATGCCTGCGACAGCAGCGGCAGTTGATAGATGAGTGCCATGTGTGCC